AGTATACACAGCTGGTGGTTCTGGGAGCGGACAATCTTATTTGGCCACTACTGCAATTCAAAGCGGAACTCGTATTTCGGGTGTAGTTCAATACATAGCAACATTTTAATTAACTAGATTGGATTATCTAGTCGGACATTTAAACAAAGGAAACAAAATGGCATTAACCAAAGAAGTAGCAATCGACAAAATTGAAGTTTTAGAAAACGGCGCAATTCAAGTTCGTCAAATCACTCGAATTGTAGAAGACGGCGCGGAGTTGTCAGCTTCATACTCACGTTGGGCACTTAACCCCGGTGATGACCTCATCGGTCAAGACCCAAAAGTAGTTGCTATTGCCAATGCAGTTTGGACACCAGAAGTAGTAGCCGCATTCAAAGCCGCTCAAGAAGCCAACAAACCAGCCGCCTAAAAGGTTTTAAATGAACGAGATGGACCCAATCAAAACCGCAAGGGAGCTTGCCACCCATGCCAATGACATTGAGCACCTACAAGCCGACATGGACAAGATGATTCAGGAGATGAAAGAGATCAAGGAGTGCATCCAAGCCATCCAGAAGACCTTAGCTGAGGCTCATGGTGGTTGGAGACTGCTGCTCGGAATCGGCGGCGCTGCGGCTCTGTTAGGTGCCATTCTGGCCAATCTGTTTCAAGGCTTTTTGAACAAGTGAGCCAAATACTAAAACAGCTTCTTACCGGCAAAGACTGTCAAACTTATGACATCGGCCGGGTGACTTGGCTAATTAGTTTATTGGCCGTCATTGCGCTCGCCTTTTATGAGGTGATGAACAACACTGTTAGTATTCGTGAACTGGCTGAGTCATTAGGAATTGTCTCAGCCGCTGGCGGAGCCAGTGTGGCCATGAAGGGCAAAACGGAACCGGGGGACTGATGTTTCCATTATCCATTCTTACCTATGTCAAAATTGGATTGGTTGCTTTATGTTTATGCGGCGCTGGCTATCTTGGCTACAGCTTGGAAGCTGCTCGATTTGATCGTTATAAGGCGGAGCAACAAGCCCTTACCCAAACGCTTCAAGAAGAGCACCAAGCAGCCGCCGACCAAATAAGGAAAGAGAAAGATGCTCAAATTGCTTCTATCAATAACAGCCTCGCTGATGCTCTTGTGCAGCTGCGTAGCCGTCCCAGTCGCGCCCAAGGCGCCGCAAATGGACAAGGCGGAACTGGGCTGTCCCTTTCTGCAGAGGATGCAACTTTTCTTGAGCGGGAAGCTGCCCGAGCAGACGTGCTCAGAAGCGCGCTAGACGCTTGCTATAAACAATACGATTCGTTAAACAAATGAAAAAAGAAGAACTGTCCGCCTATGTCACCCTTATGGCTACTGCCACGCTTACTGTTATCCTTCTTAGCATGGTTGGCGCTTTGCTTGTGGGTTTATTTAATCCTGCAGTAGACAATACCGAGATATTTAAAGCAATTACTCCAGCCTTCCAGACTATCGTCGGGGGCTTTATTGGCCTAATCACTGGCATTAAGATTGGCGAAAACCAAGAGTAGTACCCCAATTTACGCTATACTAGCGTAGAGTAAGGAGCAAAAATGAATAAAAAGATAGTTGTAGTACTGTTGTGGGTTTTAGGCATATTTGCCGCAATTCACTTCACAGACCGTTATACCCAGATTGAAGAGAACATTATGGCAATTGCTAAATCAACCCTAGACTTCATCACCAAAGAAGAAGGTGCCCGTAACAAGGCCTACAAGGACTCTAAGGGCTTGTGGACCATTGGTGTTGGCCACCTCATCAAAGCGGACGAACAATACCTGCTAACAGCTACCCTGACAGACGAACAGGTAGAAGACCTGCTTAAAAGCGATTTAAAGTGGTGTAGCGAGGCCGTAGAGACCTCAGTGAAGGTACCCCTACAGCAACATCAATTTGACGCCTTATACAGCCTCTGCTTCAATATTGGGGGCACTAACTTTGCCAAGTCTACGGTAGTCAAGAAAATCAACGAAAACGACATGCAAGGGGCAGCCGATGCCATCTTGATGTGGAACAAACCAGAAGTACTAGTAAACCGCCGTAAACGCGAAAGAGCGTTATTTCTAGGGGCGTAAAACCCCATTTTTCTGCATTATTGTATATAGAACACTTAACCCTAAGGAATATCATGGAAGGCTTCAAATCAACCCCTAAGATGCAATGCTTCAAAGAAGGCGGATCTGTCCAGCGTAAAATTGAAAACTTTACCAAGCGTGACCGTAAAGTTGTTGATGAAGCTGACATCAAGCAAGACAAAGCGATTGTTAAAAAAGCAATCAGCATGCACGACGCGCAAGAGCACAAAGGCGAGCACACAGACCTCTCCAAACTGCGTAAAGGTGGTCGTACTAAAAAAGATTGTGGCACAGTTAAGAAGTATAAAGCCGGCGGAGCTGTTGGCGTATATGGCGCAAAGAAAACTTCTGGCGACTTAGACAGCATTGAAAAAGCCAAAGATATCAAGCCAGCTAAAGCAGCTGCTCCATCTAAAGCCGCTGTTAAGCCAAACTTCAAAGGCAGCGATGTAGAAAAAGAAAAGAGCAAGCCATCTGCTGACGCAGTTTCTATGATCAAGAGCAAGCAATCTGGTAAAGCTGCAGCTGCTAAATCCGGCGCTAAGGGCCCAGACGCATTCAAAAAAGGCGGCAAAATTAAAAAGTATGCTTACGGTGGCGATATTATTGCCTCAGCAAATCAGCCTTTAGGACCTAGTCCAAAAATGATAGAACTTGAAAAGCAACGCCAAATGGAAAAAATGAAGCGCGCACGTGCGTTGCCTCCTTCCATGCAGTCTCAGCTAATCAATCAAGATCCTTCTGCAGCCGGCTTAACTCCTCCAGCGCCAGCACCAGCACCAGCACCAGCACCAGCACCAGCAAATCAAATGGCTGCTCCAACTGGTATGCCAACACAAAAACGTGGCGGCAAAGTAAAGCGTAAGTGCTAATATGCCAATCAAGTCTAAAGCACAATTGGGCGCCATGTATGCTGCTGCTGAAGGCAAAAGCACACTTGGCATTCCTAAAAAGGTTGGTAAAGAATTTGTAAAAGCTGGTAAAGCTAAACCTAACCTTCCACAAAAAGTACAAAAGCGAGCAGCTGGAAGAGGACGCTAAATGGCGTATAGCGGCACATATAATCAAACTAAGGTTAACGTTGATCAGTTAATCTCTTACGCGTATCGTGATGCTGGTAAGACAGCAGAAGAAATGACGCCTGAGTATGTGCAAGCTGGTAAGCAAGCACTGTTTTACATTTTACAAAATTCAGTCAACCGCGGTATCAATATTTGGTTGCAAGAAGTTGTAGTAATGGGAGCCCAAACAAACCAGCAAGTTTTACCAATGCCAACCAACTGCGTTGACGTATTGGAAGCTAACTGGATTTACATTGTAAACCCAACTTTTTCAGCCACATTGCCAACAGACAATCCAGCTGTTTACACATTGTTTGACCAAACAGGCAACGCAGATTTAAACCAGCATGCTACAACAACACTGGCTAAAAATTACTTTGGTGCAGCTTACTCTCAAGCGACGAGGTTATACTATGTTGGCTTTAATGCTTATGCTCCTAGTGGCCCTGTTACTTACAATATTGATTTTCAAGTAAGCACCGATGGTGTTACATGGGAAACTTGGGAATCATTCCCAGCTGTTACATTGACTGACCGTCAGTGGCAATACTATGGTATCAATACCACTCAAGCATTTAACTACTATCGCTTAAATAACCGCACAACTGGCTCTACAATGTCATTGAGAGCATTGCAGTTTGCGCAATCACAACAAGTAATTCCTATGGCTCGTTTGAACCGTACAGATTACTTCTCTTTGCCTAATAAGCAATTCCCAAGCCAACGTACACTACAGTACTGGTTTAATCGTCAGATTGATCCAGAGATGTATCTATGGCCAGTTCCAAACAATAACTTCCAAGCGTTTTCTATGATCTTGGAATGTCAACCACAAGACGTTGGTTCATTAACCAACGAGCTGTATATGCCAGATCGTGCGATAAATTACTTCCAAGCTGCTTTGTCACACAAATTAGCAATGCAGCTTCCGGGTGTAGATATTAATCGCATTACCTATTTGGAAAAACTTGCATTAGACGCACGTACGCAATTTGAAGAAGAAGACCGTGATAAGTCTCCTATTTACTTCCAACCTAATATAAGCTACTACACACGATGAGCGGCGCATACGAAATGACTTATGATAACCTCATTGCTGATGTTATCACTTATATGGAGCGCGATGATCCCGGTTTCATTGCTCAGATTCCAAGCCTAATTGGTTTGGCTGAGTCTGCCATTGCCGCAGAATTAAAAACATTATTACAGCTTACTGTTGTTGAAACAACACTAGCCGCCAATCAGGTTATATTAAATAAGCCGGCGCGTTGGAGAAAAACTGTTTCAATGAAAATTAATGGTGCCCCGATTGTAATGCGTTCGCAAGATTACATTGCACAGTATCAATCTGAATCAACAGTCGGCACACCAAAGTATTATGGTGAATATGATTATAACAACTGGGCAATTGCTCCTGCTCCAGCTGCAGCATCTTCTGTAGAAATTATTTATTACAGTGAAATTCAGCCATTAGATTCAACAAATCAACAAAATTTATTTACCCGTGAATGCCCACAGGCAATGTTGTTTGGTACTTTATTACAAGCACAAGGTTATTTAAAGGCGCTGGACAAGTTGCCTGTTTGGAAATCATACTATACAGATTCATTAGCGGCCCTCAAGAAAGAGGACGATGCGCGCAGAATCGACAGAAATACAACGGTTCAGGAACCCTAATCTATGTCACAGTCATTTACATCGCCGTTTACTGGTACCGTTGTTGAACCAACGGACGTATCGTATTACGCTCTTAATTTTAGCCAGAACACTCAGCTTTATTGGCCAGCAGTTGTCAACCCAACACAAGTTCCAGCTTCACGCATTATGGACTGCGTGCCATCAACAACCGGTCTAACCGTTTTATTGCCTCAAGGCAATCAGGGTTCTGTTGGCACCGATATTTTAATTCGAAATAAAGGTTCTGTTGATTTTACAGTAACTGATTTTGACTCCTCACAATCTGTTACTGTAACAGCCGGCACATCACGTTATTTTTATTTATCTGATAACACAACACCAGCTGGTATATGGCAAAATGTTCAGTTTGGTACTGGCGTATCTTCCGCTGACGCAGCGTCGTTACAAGGCGCGGGATTAACAACTATTACTGGTCAGTTGGCTGTAACAAGTAACGTGGTAGAAGTATCTTCTATTCCAAACATTACTAACAACAGCCGCGCTGCTACCTTTGTTTGGACAAGTGGTAACGGCACCTTTACTCTTCCAAACCCAGCTACTTTATCCGGTGGTTGGTTCATTGGTTTTAGAAATAACGGTTCTGGCACACTGTCTATTACCCCAACTTCACCATCATTGATTAATGGTTTATCTACCATTTCAACAAACCCGGGCGACTCTGGTTACATTTTATTTGAGCAGTCTACTGGCACATTCTTTACAGTAGGTTGGGCTGTTCCAGCTAACGTTACCTTCTCGTCATCTACCTATGACGTAGACAGTATTGTCGGTAACACATTAAGCCTAGTATCGTATGCTCCAATTATTCAAACATACGTTGCGCTATCTGGCACTCGTACAGCCACGTTAAATGTTGTTCTGCCGGCAATTACCCAGATTTATATCTTGGTAAACGACACAAGCTCTGGCGCGTACAATATTTCATTTAACGTATCTGGCGCCACAACACCTCCTGTTACATTGTCAGCCGGTCAGGTTGCAACAGTACTTAGTGACGGTAACCAATTGTTTACCTTGACTCAAGCAACTACTGGTGTGTTTTTGGCAAACAACGGTTCTGTAACTGCGCCGTCGTTCTCATTTAATGCAGACCAGCATACCGGCATGTATTTGTTAGGTACCAGTGTTTTAGGCTTTACTGCCAATTCAGTTGAGTTGCTAAACATTGACAACACCAACACATCTAGCCCACAAGTATCCACCCCAGCAACGTTTAACGCTGGGCTTATTCCCGGCGGTACGTTCTAATGGCTGATCAACAAGGTAATCAAGGCACAACACAAGAACAGTACAATTTAGTTTATTCCTTAGGTGTTGAGCCCGGAATTAAACGAGATGGTACTCAGTTCGAAGCTCGCGAATATAGCGATGGTGTATGGTGCCGTTTTCAACGTGGTACACCTAAGAAAATGGGCGGCTACCGCGAAATCTTTTCTACGTTCGATGGAATCTTACGTGGAATGATTACCAACGCCTATAACGGCGTTAACTATGTTTTTGCCGGTACAGCAAGTACACTAGACATCTTTACAACCGGCACCACTTTTGCGGTAGGCTCTGGTCCCTATCAAGCCATCTTTATTCCGGGCTATTCTAAATTTACCTATGCCACATTAGTAGGTAACACCATGACAATTACCTCACCAAATACAGATTTGACTTCTGTATTTAAAGCAGGTACTAAAGTCATATTTGATCAAACTCTTCCCGTTGTTTATACCTATCTTGTAGCAAGCTCTTCGTTTGCTTCAAGTACTACTACCGTTGTCTTTACAGCTTCGGTAACTACAACACATACAGGTTCTGTTTGGTTGTACGACTATTCATTCCAGCCAGACACCCGTAACTTATGGCAGTTTGACTTGCAATACAGCCCAACTGGCGGCGCGTTAGAACTAATTGCACACCCCGGCTTAAACTTAAATAATATTGATAACGGCGTACCAACGCAAGTTCAAGTTGGTAGTGTGTTACCAAACGCTTCAGAGCAATGGACATTTACTGGACTAGCTGATACTGGCGGACAAAACCCAACATACAAGCCAATCGTGGTTGATGGCGGTGTTTGTGTTTTATACCCATACCTTTTTGTGTATGGCTCAAACGGTTTTATTGCTAACAACCACGTATCTACAACATACAATCAACAGTCATTGACTGACTGGAATGGCAACACAGCCAACCAAGTTAACATGTCTTCCAGTAAGATTGTTAAAGGCATTCCAGTTCGTGGCGGTACAAACGCACCATCTGGTTTATTCTGGGCTACTGATTCCCTTATTCGTGTTTCCTTTACAGGCGCTTCTCCGTACTATTGGAGATATGATATTGTTTCCAGCCAAATCTCCATCATGTCTTCCTCTGCCGTAGTAGAGATGGACGGCGCGTACTACTGGATGGGTGTTGACCGCTTTTACGTATACAACGGTCAAGTTAATGTTTTAGCTAATGATAAAAACGTAAACTGGCTATTTGACAACCTTAACTATGAGCAGCGCCAAAAAGTATGGGCTACTAAAGTTCCGCGTTATAACGAGATTTGGTTCTTTTATCCTAGAGGCTCCGCAACAGAATGTACTGACGCTATTATCTATAACGTCAAAGACAAAATTTGGTATGACGCCGGCTCTGCTGTAGGTGCTCAAAGATCTTGTGGTTATACTACAGAAATTTTCCCAACACCGATTTGGGCTGACTGGAATTATTCCTCAGTTTATAGCCAGCCTTATACTATTATTAATCATCCTGCTAGTTTGCCAGCGCCAAGTACAAGCCAAATTTATGTTAATGGCGATGTAACCGGAACATTTAGCCCGGGCGATTATCTATCTTTCTCTATTGTTCCGCAAGATTCAACCTATAAAGTTATTACTAGCAGCTTTATTTTTAATTCTACAATACACCCATTGTATCCAAAAGGGGTGACATTAATTACTTGTGATAGAGCATTTACTCCTGCAGTAGTTACTGGTGGATTGGTTTATTATATTGCTGGTGGTTATGCTATTTGGCAGCATGAATATGGCTTAAATCAAATATCATTCTTTGGTGAAACATCCATATTCTCCAGCTTTACAACTTGCGACATTAGTTGGGTAGGCGGTACTCCATCTCAAGACACTACTTCTGGCGCCAATCGTCGTATGCATTTACGTCGTATTGAGCCGGACTTTGTGCAGGGCGGTGAAATGGTCCTAACTGTATTAGGTCGCAAGTTTGCAAGAGGTGATACCACAGTACATACGCCATTCCCCTTTGGCCCAGAAATGGGTAAAATTGATATGCGTGTTGAACACCGTGAAATTAGCTTACAGTTTTCTTCCGACGTAATTGATGGCAACTATGAAATGGGTCGTATTCTCATTACTGCGGAATACGGCGACGAGCGCCCATAATGTCAATACAACAGTTTTTCCCTTTTGTGCCACAGCACATGGATTGGGAGCAGTGGAACGGTAATTTAATAATTTTTTACTCAGAAGAATCAATACCGTTTCACCCAGAAACAGAATGGCAAATGACGGCAAAAGGCGTGGCGCAGCTACCAACCTTTTCGGCATACCCCGTTCCAGATCCGGATTTGTATCAAAACTGGGAATCTTGGGCTGAGGAATTTACCTTAATTATCAACGGTCCAAGTCGATAAATAGGGCGCCGAGGTGCCCTTTTTTGTATTATTATATATAGAGAACTCCTAGCGGATTACATGTCATCATTCGTAGATTCAAAACATCAAAAATTATCCAAAGATGAGATAATTGCTATTGCTGCTAAGGAAACTGGCGGCAAGTATACGCCTGAGCAAATTAAGGCCAGCTTGATGTCTGAAGTAACGAATACACAAGCTCTTTTGATGCAAGAAGGTAACACGCTGTTTATTATTCACAAATCACCACAAGATCCAACAGTGGGCTTGTTTCGTGCTTTAAACGCCGACATCGTTCCTAATTATCTTAAAAACTGTTTAGTGTTTACCAAAGCAGTTGGCATGATGGGATTGCAATATCTTGTTACTGTTTTCCAAGATGAGTCATTACTTAATATTTTTAAATACGTTAGAAGAAACCAACCTTTTAAAAATATGGGATATGCCGTTCAAAAAACATCTGATGGTCAATACAAAGTAACGGTTAATTTAGGTGAAGTTAAAAAAGGCGGCTTACCAGATCAAGCAAAACCACAAGCACCGGGAGCACTATAATGGGTGGAGTGGCAAGTGCAATTAGCGACGCATTAGGTAGTGTTGGTGACGTTATTAATTCAGTCGGTAAAATTGCTGACCAAGCTGTGCAAACTGTAGGTCATGCTGTTGAGTCTGTTGGGCGCGAAGTAGAAAAGATTGGTCAATCTGCCATCAATGATCCGATTGGAACTATTGCTAAAGTGGCGGCGGTTGCAACCCAGCAATACTGGGCGCTTCCTGTTATTTCAGCAGCCGATGTGGTTGCACACGGCGGGAACTTAGAGCAAGCTGCTACAGCAGCCGGTGTATCATTAGCAGCAACTTGGGTCGGTGGGCAAATAACTACGGGGTTAGATGTTCCCCCTCCAGATAGCGTATCTTCAATGGTTACAAATGATGCCGCTAACATGGTTGAACAAGGTATTCCGCCAGATCAGATTTCACAAACATTACAACAATCTTATAATATTAGCAGCAATATTGCAGATAGTATTGCCAACGCATCATCTGCCGGTATTGAAGCATCAACTTTAGCATCAGCGTATTCTGCTGCTTTTGGTCAGCAATTAACAGGTGCTGCTGATGCGTTTAGTGAGCATTTATTAAATACCGCAATTGGTAATTCTGCTGCCAACTTTGCTAAAACATTAGTAACAACAGGCGGTGATGTAACCAAAGCATTGAGCTCTGCTGCAGGCGCTGGTATTGGTACAGAGTTTGGTGGTATTGTCGGTAAAGAGTTATCTGATGCTGGTGTTAACGGTTCTATTGCCCAAGTAACCGGTAAGATTACTGCAGCTGCTACCAGTGGTATTGTGCAAGGACAAGATCCAAGCAAAGCATTAGGCACTGCGTTGGTAAACAATATTATTTCTGTGTCTTATGCACAGGCTGGCTCTGCACTTAAAGATGCATGGGCTCAAAGCGGAGTGAATAAATTATTTACCGATGCAGGTACTGCGGTAGTTAATGATTTAAACCAAACAGCTAGTTCACAAAAAACAGCAGCAGACCAAGCAACAGCGTTGCAAGATAAAGCAAACGGTCTTTCAAGTCAGTATGATTCTTTATCAAAAACTACTTCTGACTACTATAACAATACAGTAACACCTGCCGAAGCTGAAGCTAAATCATTGCAAGCAAATGCAAACACATTGTATGACTCTTATTCTAATTTAAGAAATCAATTCTCTAATTATGTAAGTCAATACGATGCTACTAAAGCTAAATATGATGCTATTACTGTACCAGATCAACAAACAGACGGCGATGGTAATGTAACCAATCAAGGTGAAATTGATGCAGCTAATAAGCAACGTTCTGACTTAGCAAATCAAATGAACACTTTAGCTGATCAAGCTAATAAGTTAGTTCCAAGTATTAACGATGCAACAACTAAATACAATGATGCTGCAACTGCTTACCAAACCTCAGCTGATAAGCTAAATGCAATTGCAACAACATACACCAATTATAATAATCAGTTAACTCAGATTAAAACAGATTACACAAATACTGGTAATCAGTTTAAAGATACTGTAACTACAGCTAATCAACTTACTGATAAATTTAATACTACAGCTGATCAGCTACAAAAACAAGTTGATCAGATTATTACAGATAAACAAACAGCTGATACACAAATGGCTAACGCTTCTGATGCAGCTAAATTGGCTTATGAAAACTCATTTAGCACTGGCACTATGCAGCCTTTAGATGCAGCTAAAATTGGTCAGCAAATTAATCAATTAAGTGATACTGCACAATCGGCGTTCAATCAGTCGTTTAATGAGCACAGTGATCCACAAGAAGCCTTATCAATGGCACAAGATGTTAACGCTTTATCTAGCAGCCAGCAAGATTTGTTTTCTAAAGGTATGGACGCTGGTTTGCAAACAACTGAGGCGTTATCATACGCTCCTAAATTAGATAACGTTTCTGAAATTAGCCAAAATGCCTTTATGGATTCTGTAAAAGAAGGTAATGGCGCAACAGATGCTTTAACTCTTGCAAATAACATTAATGCAATGTCTTCTACAAATCAAGACTTGTATGTTAAAGTAAAAGATAGTACTGACTTAACAACACAAAACGCTTTTGATTCTACCAACAATATTGCCAACTTTGCAACTAAAGCACAAGACGCATTTATTAATGGTGTTAATGATAAGTTAGATACATCTCAAGCCTTACAAACAGCAAAAGTTGTAAATGACGGAGTATCTGCTTCTCAATTGCCAACTCAAATTAAAGAAGCCTATTTAAATTTTATTGATAAAGGCGGCATGAGCGCTGATCAGGCTTTGGCAAGTGCTAAGTCATTAACTAGCTTGTCAACCGCTGCAGTAGATGCGTTTAACGCAAATTACAAAACAACGAATGATCAAACTGCGGCACTTAACGTGGCAACACAGGTTACTAATATGACTTTGCCACAGCAACAAACTTTCTTGCAATCTGCTAATAATGGATTGACACAAGACCAAGCTATTTTAGCTGCAAAGAATATCACTGGCATGGACTCTACAGTTCAGGCTGCTTATTACAACGCGATTAAGAACGGTGCGGATGCTAACCTTGCAACGAATGCTGCAGCGATTACCGGCTTCTTCCAAGCACAAAGCACCCCTATTACAGATAAATCTGTAGTGTTATCTGTTGATGGCCAGAATGCAACAATTAAAAATTTAGGAACTGGTGTAGTTACTGAAGTTCCGTTGATGAGCGGCGCTGGTGTCGGTACAGTATTAAACAAAGCACTTGATGCAATTATTCCAAGTGCACAAGCTGGCGAATTACCTAAGAATCCAGATCCAACTAATCCAAACGTTGTGCAAGAAGTTTACCAAAAGAATCCAATGGGTGGCTGGAGTACAGCTATACCAGATGGTAAAGGTGGATTTACAACCATAGCAGCACAAGTTGCTACCGGAAACTTTACACCAACTGTAGGAGAAGGAACTGGTAAATGGTATAACAACGCTCCTGCAGATGGTCAAGGATTCCCACAAGAAGTTACACCAGCTGCGCCGTTGCCGGACCCCAACGCCGTAACAGCTCAAAATCCAATTGTGGATGCAACAGCTAGCGCAGATGGTAAGACAGCAACCTATAAAGATTCATTGGGTGGTACCCAAACAGTAGACTTGACAACAGGTAAAGTATTAAGCGAAACTCCACCTACCTCAAATCCAATTACAGATTTGACTAATCAGATTTCCAAATACTATGACCCTAACGCTATCACACCGCAAGATTTCTCCGGTTCAATCTTTACTGGCAAAACTTCCACATCGACAACCGGAACTGGTACAGGTACCGGCACAGGAACTACCGGTGGAACAGGATCCGGAACCACTGGAACCGGCACTCCCGGTGGCGGAACTACCGGAACTGGCACTGGAACAGGTAATACGACAGGCACGGGCGCTGGTACGACAGCGGGAACTGGCACGGGAGCTGGCGGTACAACAGCAGGAACTGGTGGCGGTGGAGCGGGAACGGGCACCGGAACAGGCGCAGGCGGAACAGGTACAGGAACGGGCACCGGAACAGGTACGGGCGGAACAGGTACAGGCGGAACAGGTACGGGAACAGGTGGTACCGGAACAGGTGTAGCAACAGCTGCAGGTACAGGCTTCTTAACAGGATGGGGCACACCAAGTGCTTCAGACCCAACAGGCGGAATTAAAAACTTAGCACCGGGATTAACACAAAATATGGACTATTCATTATCAGGTCTTCCTAACATTCAGGAAAACTTAAACCCAATTAACCAAACGGTGCCACAGTTTGCAACCGGCGGAACAACTACTTCTAATTACGACCCATACGCAACCGGAACTAGCGGAATTAGCCAATCATTAACACCCGGATTAACAAAAGCTCAGTTACAATATGTTTTAGCTGGTATGCCCGGTTCGAATATTACTGTAGGGCATGCTGATGGCGGTTCTATTGAAGGTCATAATCCAACATTTTATTCCGAAGGTGGTTTAGGTTCTATTGAAAATCGTCATGTTCAAGGTGAAGGTGACGGCACAAGTGACTCTATTGAGGCAATGTTAGCAGACGGTGAATTTGTAATTCCAGCTGACGTAGTATCTGATTTAGGGAACGGTAGCAATGAAGCAGGGGCTTCGGTATTAGATCAGTTTTTAAAAACAATTAGAGAACATAAACAGTCTAACGGCACAAAGTTGCCACCAGACAGTAAAGGTCCTCTGGCATATTTAACAGATGCAAAACGCAAGGTAAAGGCATAACATGGCTGGCTTAAATAATCTCATTTCCAATACAGCGCAGCAAACTACTACGCTGCCAACATGGTTTGATACCGCACAACAAAACGTTGTAAACCAAGCGGGCCAAGCTGCAACTGCAGCGCCTACTCCACAAAATACTGTTGCCCAGCAAGCTGTTAACCAGCTATCTGGCCCAACTAATGCGTTTACAAATGCGGCTGGTACACTACAAAACATTGCCAGTGGTGCAGCCAATCCATGGATTACTAGCCCAACTGGTCAAGTATCTCCAAATACCAACACTGCTTTAGGTGGTTTGTTTCAAGCACAAAACCAACAACTACAACAATTGGCTCCAAACATTATGGACCCGGTTACTGCAGCTGGTACAGGTCAAGGTCAATTCGGTAGTTTGCGCACACAAACCGCAGCAGACAAAGCATTAACAGATGCACAAGCTCAACTCTTTGCTTCTCAAAACCAAGCGGCATTACAGAATCAAGCAACTGGTGTAAACGCAGCTTCCGGTGTGGGTAACGTAACTCAACAAGACATTAACAATCTATTGACTACAGGTCAATATCAACAAGCTGCTCCGTTTACTAACGTATCTAACTATGGTAAAGTATTGGGCGGTATCCAAGCTCCTACAACTGTTTCCAATCAAACTCAATTGTCTCCATTAAATCAAATCGGTGGTTTGGTAACTGCACTTGGCGGTGGCTCAAGCTCTGGCATTTTAGGCACATTGTTTGGCACTCCAGCTTCTGGTTCAACTGCAGCTACTACTGGATTGTTAGGCGGTTTAAGCAAATTTTTTAGCGGTTCAACTGGCAGTGGTGGTACTACAACTAGCGGTGGCAACTTACCGGGTCAAGGTCAAACAGTTGTTCCTGTTGATGTAAGCGGCGGTGGCTATGGTTCTCCTGTAACTGGAACTGGCGCAAACGGCGGCGCTGGAGCCGGTCAAGTTTTAGGCACTGACGGAAACGTGTATACTGATCCAAGCTATGGAACAGGCGGCGGTAGTGTAATGACTAACCCAACACCTATTGATCCATCCACTGGCGAACCAATTCAACCTTAAGGATAGATCATGGCAGGCTTAGATAACATTAAGAAATATGCTGCAGGTAGCACTGTATCTGCAGATACTAGCGCAGAAGATACAACGGATACTGGCGCATTAGCACAAGCTAAAGCCCCAACCAGTATGGGTAAGGGTGCTTACTTAAGTTCTTTGCCATCAGCTACTGGTGCTTCTGCTATCTCTCCAGAGCTTTTGCAAAACATGCAGCAAATGATTGCTGAACGTGAAGCTCGTAAAAATAGCTTCATGGAAAATTTAAAAGATGCAACAGCTTGGTGGTCTGGCGGTATTGCTGGTCCCGGTGAAGCATTGCGTGCTAGAGCTGCAGAACGTGAAGGACAAGACGCTACTACGTTTGGTATGAAGAGTGCGTTGGCTCAATACAAAGCTGCTCAACTAGCAGCTCAAAGCCGCGCCGCGTCATTAAAAGGAACAGTTAGCCCAACTGGAACTGGAGTACCAGCTGTTGGTGGCATGCCTCCTAATGTTGCTAATGAAATTAATCGTTTATTGTCTTTAGATCCACCTGATGTAGCTGCTGCAGAAGCACTTCGTCAAAAATGGGCAGGTAATGAATCTAAGTTTGATGCTGCACGTCATACACAACAGAAGTACTTTATTAGCCCAGAAATTGGTAATGTGGACATGACACCGGATCAATGGGCTTATTTTCAACAAACTGGTATTTTACCTAACGGTCAAAAAGTACTTCGTCCTCAAGACAGCAAACCAACAGGACCAGCCACTACGACAACAACAAGTCAAAATGCTCCTGCTGCTACAACGGCGACGACGACAAGTCAAAATGCTCCAACGGCTGCAACTCAAACAAAGAGCTTCTTACCCCATACTCAACCGTTGCCAAAAATTGCTCCTCCATCTGCAGGACCATTAAAAAGCGAAAATATGGTTGATAACTTCCCAGTTACAGATGGTGAATGGAATCAACCAAAAGGCGCTGCAGCAACAAAAGCAGCTGAGTTAAACGTTCCTATTATTAGCGGTGACCGCGATATAGTTAAACAAACCGCTTTATATAATGCAAGCCAACAACCCGGATATAGCGGTCCTCCTGTAGCTCGTCCCGGTACAAGCAAACATGAAGTTGGTCAAGCAGTTGATGTGGATCCTAAAACCTTTGGTCCAGCTGAGCGTGCTCAGTTAATCCAAGCTGGTTTCCGTCAGCCATTGCCTAAGACAGATCCTAACCATTGGGAATTGGCTACAGCTCCTGCTGATCAAGCAACTAGCTTACCAAGTCAAAAAGCGCAATTACTTGCTTCAACAACAACTCCCGCTGCTGTTACTACTACTGCAGCTGCAAGCGATTTGCCTTTCCCTTCTCCAAAGAACAAAGAGCAAGTTGATGCAAACAATGAGTATGTTAAAGAGCGCGCCAAGAAAGAATTAGAGATTTCTGGTAAAGGTCCTGAAACAGCCAGTACTGAAGCTGGTAAGCGTCAAGCGCAGATGTACAAACTTAACGAAGACGCTGACAAAACTATTGAAGCGGCTGATCAAGTTATTGCTGCATCTAGGAGCCATCCTGAAGCAGTTGGTATTGGTAAGGGCTTTACCGGTGCTAACGTATTGACTACTGTAGCAGGCGCTTTGGTTCCTAAGATGACCAAAGAAAAAGCAGAACAGCAATACGCTGACTTGGCTTTAAACAAAGAAGCTATGACTGCTCGTGACCAAGTTATCACCGCATCTAAACAGCTTGGTATCTCGTTTGCTGCTGACGTGTTTAAAGGTGCTCGTATGGGTATTGGCTTGGAAAACATGGCTGCTAATGCTAAGGGTGTTAGTGAGCACAACTTGGCAGAGAACAACTTAATTAATGCAACATTGATTAAAGAAGCCGCCTTGTTTAACAAAGCAAGAACTGATTTGTTTGATAAGTGGGCTGCAACTCATGGAGGCAAACTTGCTGACTTCCAAAAGTTTGAGACAAGCCCAGAGTACAACGCCCTAAAAGATCAAACACAGAAGAGAATTGTTGATCAGTTGCCACAGTACTTAAAGTTAGGCAAAGATGGCTTGGAAGAAACTAATCCTAGCAAATCTACAAGTTCTGAGAATGGCGCAAGAGCTGAATTGGAGCGTCGTAAAAAAGCTAAAGGAACTCAATAATGGCATTGGACTATTCCAAGTTAACTGACGAACAGTTACAAGCTATTGCAGATAAAGACTATTCAAAGTTACCCGACGATGTTTTAGCACATTTAGCTGATGAGCATGACGCCGCTCAAAAAGAAGGCACAGATTTATCGCCAGAAGCCTTAGCTGCTAGAAACTCGCCGGTTACCGCTGGTGCTACTGGCGCTATTGTTGGTACTGGTGCAGCTGCTACCAAAAAAGGTATTGACGTTGCTGAAGCCATAAACAATTTGACTAAAGGCCAGCCTACTAATACTCCTACCGGAGAGTGGCAATCTCCCGGCGCTAAATGGGACGCTAAGACTGGCTATGGCGCTGGTACAGGTGAGACAGTAGAAGAGCGTGTATCTGCCGCTGCAGAACGTCAAGCACCGTTAGGTCGCGGCAAAGTATCTAGTCGCATTAAAGGGCCTGCAAGCCCTGATGAGATTTTAGCTGTTGCAGCTGAAAAAGAAAAAGAAGCCTTAGAGCGCGCACGCATTTTGGCTCAAGAAAAGTTAAAGCATGAAGCTGAGCAGGCTGCTATTGCTGCTGAGAAAAGATACCATTTACCTAATGCTGCAGGTAAAATGTTGCCAGTTGCTGGTGCTACTGCAGCATATAATGTGCAAGACGCTATCAACCAAGCAAAGCAAGGCGATGTAGGCCAAGCTGTTATTAGTGGTGCCGGTGCACTTGGATCTGCTGCTCCATTTATTAAACGTTTACCTCCAAAAGCTAGAGCTATTGGCTTTGGTGCTTCTTTGGTTGCCCCACTGGTTAACAAAGCAATTGATACTGTTCAAGGTCAAGCTGCTGGTGGATCTGTTGAGCATTTTGAAAGCGGTGGATTAGCAATTGCAAAAAAGCTATTTACCCCAGTGGCAACAAAAATCGTAAAGGCAAGCGAGGCACTGGGGCCACACGAAGGAAAGTGGCTTAACGTTACTCAGTCAGATAGAATGCGTTCTACTATGGGTGACTTAGGCGGTCCCGGCTTTTCTAAATTCCAATTAGAGCACCCAGACTATGCCGAAGCACAAGCTGCTTGGGGTGTTGGTAAGAAGCCTACAGCTTCTGGTATTGTAAACGTTAATAAACGCTTTCCAGAAGGACAAGCAATTTGGACTCCAATGATTGGTGGTGAAACACAACACCATTCTAATCAGCACGTCTATGACGCACTAGCTGATGAGTTTAAACGTCAAGCCAGTATGGGTAATTTACCCAAAGAGTTACAAGAGCGCATGAACACTAGACTAGCAAACGCACCTGCTACTAAAGGCATGTTCCCCGCTGAGTTTGATATTGGTAATCCAGAACATTTATCACAATACGGCGATACATTTAATCGCCGCGGTGCTTTGTCTACTGTTATGAGTGGCGAAGGTGTTGGTGGTACTAAAGGTCGTATTATTGATTACCCCGGGATTATGCAAGAAATGACTGATCCAATGACTGTAGGAGCTCCTACACATGCTTTAGGTACTCGTTTGTTTACACTAAACAACGAAGTTGAGCACCGCCCAGACTTACACTCTGCATTCCCTTATATTCTTAAAGGTGAAGATCAAGGTGTGGCGTTTGCTCCTGTTCCCAAAGAGCTTGGCATTCAAGATTTTATCAATCAGTTTAAAGAATTTAAAGGCCGTGAACCCGGCTACTATGATTTAGTTCGCACAACTCCAAGCCAACAGATTACCGATAAGTATTTGCGTACTTTAGAAGAAGCTGGTCATGCTGAGGGTGGTGCGATTCAAAACTTTGAAACCGGTGGTATTGCTTTAGCTAAGGCAGCATTAAAAATGGCAAAGCCTGCTGTTAACCGTTTAGAGATGGGATATAAAAACGTTACAAAACGTATTCCTGAACTGCAAGAATCTGCTAAGCGCATATTGGAAGGTACAGGATCGCGTGAAGAGCATGAAGCATTAGTTAATACCCATAAACCTGTAATGCCATATTCGTTTGTACCACAGCCAGCAACTCGCGAAGAAGCAGTTAATGCCTTAACGTCAGACAAAAAAGATTTGTATGGCGTTCCATCACAAACCCTAGAGGCAGGCCACCCAGTTGGATTGCGTTTAGACATACCTTCTTATACCAACCATGGTGTTTGGGTGCCCACAGTGCACGAACAAGCATCAGGATTTGGCGCTGGTAAATCAATTGGGCATGAAAGCGTTGCCTCTGTGCTAAACCCTATGTTTGGCATGTCTGAAAAAGCAGCTGCAAGTATTGCCTCTGGCAAACCTAAAGGCACTATTGCTACTATTAAAGGTGAATGGAACCCTGTTGACCAAGAGCAGGCTGTAGCAAGCGCACAAGAGTATTTAAACCATCCTGACTGGCGTCAAGTTGGTATGGACCCAGAGCGTCATAGTTATTTTTATGACCGTGAGACAATGGAGCCAATTACACATGCTGAAGAGGCGCTGCAAATTGGCCCATTGGTATTGGCTAAGAAGCCAGTCTACGGTAACAAAGAAGAGTTTAAGTACGCTAAAGGCGGAAAAACTAAAAAGAAAAAGAAGTAGTTACTTACGGTAACGCTTAGAGATCCAGCCCTCTGCAGCAAGAGGAAAGTCAGGCGCCCACGTTGGAGGTGTAGTCATTATTTTGATTGCATCTTCCAATGCGGACTCCCCACTTTGTTCTTCCACTAGGAGTAGTACCTCATCATGGATCAAGTTCAACACTTCGTAACCGGCTTTCTCAAGGTTCAAAGAAGCCACGGCAAGAAAGTCTCTAGCGGTACCCTGTACACCGGATTGGAAAATGCTGCTACCAATCAAAGCGTTCCTACCCCACTGCCTAGTGTAAGTACTCTGGCTGTGAACAGTGACGCCCAACTTTTGACTACCCCAAGGGGTGGTGAGCAGCTCGAGCTGTGGCCGTTGCCAGCAGATCAATCGACCACTCGGTAATTGCATCCACAGTGCATTTTTTGCCACCTTCATTATCAACTTACTCCCAGCAGCAAACGGGTTGCCGGGATTCTCAACTGCTTGAATGGCAGCGTTCTCGCATAACGCCCACAAGTCTTTTACCTTTGCATACGAACTACGGTAATTATCTACTGCGTTCTTAGCTTGTGGTTCTGTCAGCTTTACTCCCATCCCCTCAGCGTATTTGACAAGTCCTTTAGCCCCTTGTCCGAACATCGCTCCAAGAACTGCGGATTTGGAAATCTGCCGTTGATCTTTCGTAACCTCATCATAAGGTACGCGATATAAACTTTCCGACGCAAATACTTTGTACTCATCTAATCCCTTTCTGAAGAGTTCTACTTTGTCCGTTTGGCTCGCCAACCAGACACCCACTCTGTTTTCGATTGAGCTAAAATCGACATCCACGAAGGTCTGTCCATCAGGAGCTTTAAGTGCACTTCTAACAAGTGAGCTGAGTTCGGACATTGTGCCAACTCCTTGGCTAAAGACTCTAGGGATCGCATCTGCAATCTGTGCATCGTCAAGAACGGGACGCGCGATATTTTGTAAATTAAGTCCACCACGCGAAGCCCAGCGGCCAGTAGACGCGCCGTGATAGACCAGTGTATTTCGAATTCTTCCATCTCGTTG